AGATTTATTTTGTGCATTAGTAAAAGCTGTTCCTACTGTTCCTTCATTACTACCACTGCTAGGAAGTCCTACAACCATTCTACCTCTTGCAGGGGTATACTCTGTAAAATTTCCTACAGCAGAACCTTCATTTGTAAATAATAGTATATTTTGATTTGCATTTTTAATACTATCGTATGTTGCCATATTATTTCTGTGTTAATAACCAACCTTGAGTAGCGTCAACATATACTAATCTAAATGCCGCTCTTTCGGTTGTAACTGTCATATCTGCTGTTGCACCTTGAATTTTATGTGAGTTTCTTCCAATAGTGCAAGTGTTAGAATCAAATGTTCCTGCATAATCAATTATTGCTATTGTATCTCCAATAGAAGCACTAGAAGGTAATGTCATTGTAAAAGCTGATGACGTTGTATTAACAAAATATCCTCTTCCTGCTACCATTGTTGTAGCACCTGTTATAACTGATTGCCATGCTATACCACCAAATCCACTTGCGGTACCACTATTAGTTATAGTGCTACCAGATAAAATTTCAAAACTATTAGCAGTAAATCTAAAATCATCTGCACCTGCTATTTTAATATCTATCTGGTCATCTGTATCTGCTGTAATGCTTGTGTCACCATCAGCATCTAAAATTAATTCTGTACCATTTAAGTCTGAATCTAATGGGCCACCAACTGCACCAGATATCTCCACGATGAAGATACTAGCACCACTTGCAGGGGCGGTACTAAAAGTTATTTGTGTACCACCTGTAGCTAAACTATAATCCGTGCCGGGTTTTTGAATAACCCCGTCATGTGATACTAAAAGCTGTGCAGGAGAACCAACCTGTGAACCTAAGTTAAATGTAACGTTAGACCCATTATAGGTATTGCCACTGGTATCGAGGACACTAAATGTACCGCTCTCTATTGATTTTCCTATGTATGCCATTTATTCTCCTTAACCGTTTGCCGCATCCCATGCGTCTTGTAATTCTTTTAGTTTTGCGTTTACTGCCGATTCTGTTGGTAGTTCTGTCACTGTATTATCTACAATGTTACCATCAACTCCTATTTTATCTGTAAGACGTAAGTTAGCATAAATTTTATTTTTGCTATCTGTCCAAGTAAACCATTGACCTCTATGCATATTAGCTAAAGCACATTCTATATGTGCGGGTCTGCCTTTTTCATCAAAACTTATTGTCATTCTACGTGTCTCCCAGACGAATAAACGTCATGTGCGTTTCGTTCTTTCCGCTATCTCCATGTGTCATAGCAGATACATTTACAAAAACTCTAAAAGAGCATTTACATTGTGTAGTATCAGTAACATCAAAAATATAATGTGATGTTGTTGCACAATAATAACCACTTGTTACCCCAGTTCCATTAAAAGCAACTTCTGTGTAAGAACTATTATTTGTGGTAACTTTTGTAGTTAATCTAAATTCACTATCAGTTACACCACTAGAGCCATCGTTACCTCTTCCTTGTAAGTTAGCAATAATCATATAAATACCTGTACTTGGAAAAGTAAATACACCAGAGGATTCTGTCATTGATGAGCCGATTGGAACACCATTACCAGAACTGTCATTTTGTTCTAAGTTAGAAGTTATTGGATTTGCAGCCCCAGTAAAATCAGTAGTCAATCTCCATTGGTCAACCATAGTAATACCCGGGGTATAACTAGTTGTAGCTGTGCCCCCATTAGCCACAGGAGTTACACCTGTTAACATATTTGCTACATCTATTTTACTTAGTGCCATGTGTTACTCCTCTATGCATCATCTCTAGCTTTACGGTTTGTGTAATCACTTCTTGCTAAAACTAAATTAACAAAATCTGTTTGGTTACTTGGAATAGCATCCGTAAAAGATGAATCATCCATTAAAACTTGTGTCCAATAATTTCTAAATCTTTTCCAACAGTTGTTAATTTTACCATCTAGTGCCGCTTGAATCCATAAATCAATACCTGCATTGTCTGCGGCATTATATAATGCATCTGATAATATTTTTTGTTGTGTGTCTGTTAAACTTACTGTTTTAGTGTGTGTTGCCATTTTATAACTCCTTTATGTTAAACTGTTTCATTTTGGCTATCCTAATAAATTAATTTGCATTGAAGTGGCTTGGTAATAGTTACTATGACCATCCACTTTAAAAGTGTAACTACCTCCAGAATAAGCATCAGCAAATAGCGTCATAGTGTCATTTGCATCCATGTATAAAATTTTAGAAAACGTTACTGTTTTTGTATAATTACTTCCACTACCTGTTTCAAGTGGAGATGGATTACCTCCAAATCCTACTTCATTACCATTAGATGCTTGAAAACCAAAAAACCAATCTGTTACATTTGCAGCTGTATTTTCAATCATTCCAATAAGTGCAGTACATAAATAAGCACCATCTACAGGAGCAGTAAATGTGTAATTAGATACATTAAAATCTGCGTTTAAATCTTTTAGTTCTGCATTTAATTGTAAAACTTTTACTGCATCATCAGCATCACAAACTTGGTCTGCGTTCATATAAGCATAAACATAAGTGTTTAGTGGTTTAGTTACATGACCATTTTCATCTATGACTATGTTGGCAGTCGTACCAAGAGCACTTCCTTTACCTATTACTAAATCATCAGCAGAGTCATCTAATCCAATATGATAATCTTGAGCATTACCATCAAATATTATTTTAGCATCCTCTGCTCCTGCATCACCAACAGTTACTGAAGGTGTTGTTCCTGTTACTGATATATTTCCATCAAGAGCTATATCACTAGAAATTCCTCCACTTGGTATTGTTGTTTTACTCATGTGTTACTCCTTTGCATTAGCATCTTTCACTGCCTTAATTTTCTTTGCCCACTCACCAGTAGTATCTAGCTTGTTTGCTACTATGTCCTTGTATAATAAATCTAGTTGCTCACCAATATCACCATACGAATTTTTTCTTGTGGCACGAATAACAGCATTATTATTTTCTTTAGTTGCATTTGAAGCCAAAGCATTTAATTGACTATCTGTTGGTTTTGTAACACCAGATACGCTCCACGTTTTTATATAATCTCCAGAACCATCATTCTGTAATGTAACATTACAAACACCATTAACCCTATCAAACTCAGATTCAGTTTTACCATTTGCTTCTAAATATAATTTTACTTTGTAATATAAATTATCCATATAAATTCCTATTGAGTTGTAGGTGCTCCCGATATTCTAAATGCACCAAAAAAAGCTTCCGTTGAAGAATTTCCTATAACATTTCTATTACTTCCATGACTATGTTGACCATATATTTCTACATAATCATCAGCATCTAAATAAATTGTTGCCGATACTGATACAGCAAGTAGGCATGTACCTTTACCAGTTGAATTAGTGTCAGAAAAAAAATGAGAACCATTTTTATAAATCATACAATATGCATCTTTTCCATCAGCAACTTCATCAAAAGGAAGTAAAGCATAAACAAAATAATAACCTGCTATTCCCGGAGTAAATCGATAGTTTGTGCTATTGTCATACGCTGAATTTGTATCTAAATCTTCGCTATTAAAATTTATTTTTGTAGCTGAACCAGTGCTTAATGCTTGATTACCAGATAATTGTGCCGCAAAAGCAGGTACGCATTGAATGTGTTTTATATCCAATCTTTTTAAAGTTCCTGCGTCTGATAAAACTATTTCATCTGTTTGGTCTGGTTGTGTTGCTAAAGCTGTTGCACCTGTAATACTTGATACATCAAAACCACCAACATAAGTTTTTATTCTTGATGCCGCAGTTTTTCTAAGTGTGCCCCCTGCTCCATCATCTAATAAAAATAAATCAGCGTCAGCTATACCCGCACCAATATCAGTTGCACCTGTTAACAATGCAGTGTTTAATTGGTCACTAGTTATAGAATTTGCCGGAGCATTAATAGTTCCCACACTCTTTGCTTGATGAACAACATAAATATTGTTTGTGCCGCTAGGAGGTGCACCAGTAAACGTTAGTGTTGTTCCAGACAAAGTGTATGCACTATTTGGGTCTTGTCTTACATTTCCAACAAATACTTCTATGTCTAATACAGATGAGGGTGCTACGTCTAAAGTAAAATCTGTTTCACTCCCATCACCATTAAACCTCTTACCTTGAAGAGATTGAAAAGTATTTCTGGTATCTAAAGGTGTACCAATAAAAGCCATTTTACGTTATCTCCATTATTGACAAAGTAATATCAGCCGCACCAGATGCTGTCAGTGACAGTGTATCTGTTGTTTCCATTACTACTTTATTTCCGCTTAGTAGTTCAAGTGTTCCGCCAACAGGAACCGGTGCATTAGTAACGAGTTCAACTGTTTGGTTTGCTTCGTTGTTTGCTC